TTATCGCAAACCTGTATAACTTATCTTAAAGAATGGTATGCTGGGGATAAGGAAGAATTACAATCCAAGTATCTAACCAAAGGTATTTTATTAGAAGATGAAGCTATTAAGTTTGCATCTAAAGTTTTATACGGTGGTATTGAAGCCTATAAAAACGAAGATATTTATTCTAACGAATGGTTAGTAGGTACTCCCGATGTTATTCTTGAGAACTCTATTATAGACACTAAATGTGCCTGGAATAGAAAAACCTTATTAGATTCAGCTTTAGAGTTAAATACTGATTACGAATGGCAGCTTCGTGGCTATATGATGCTTTGTAATAAAGAGTTTGCTACGCTATTCTATTATTTAGGAGACACACCTGCTGCTGCTAATTACGGAACAAAAGTTAGCTACTCACATTTAGAAGAATTTGAACGCTGGGTATCCTACGAGTTTAAACGAGATTTATCTATTGAGCAAGATATTATCGAAAGAGTTGAACTTTGTAGAGCCTGGCTTCAAAAATACGATGCCGATATACAGGCAAGAATTGGAACAAGAATTATAACCCTTTAAAAAAAAATAAAATGGCAACAATTATCAACGCATCTATTGATGTAACAAAGATTGACAGAACAAAGTTAATTAAAGACAAGTATTTAAATTTATCTATCATTGTTGATGACAAAAACGATAAGTTTGGTAACAATGTTTCAATCACATTAAGCCAGTCTTCAGAAGAAAGAGCAGCTAAAGCACCAAAGACCTATATGGGCAATGGTAAAGTAGTTTGGGGGGTAGGTAAGTTAGATGTGGCTACAAATGTGGGTACAAATGTAATTACATCTGAAGATTCATTACCCTTTTAATTAAAGAAATTGGTGCTGCTGCAAGCGTTCTTTTTGCACCAAAGATAAGAGGTGTCTGCGCAATATTTAGGGGAAAGTTTAACAATTTTAGCAGAGATTAACACCCAAGTACTAATGAGTAGCGTTAGTATTTTAAAATTATAAAGAGATGGATTTTTTAGAAGAATATAGAACTGGGAATGTTACGATTGAGGATTTAAGCCAAAAGTATAATATATCCCAAAGGCGAATAAGAGAAGTTTTAAGAGCCAAAGGAATTAGAACAAAGCACTTAAAAACGAAGAAAGTAACTTTAGAAACGAATGCTATTTTTAATGACTTTTTGAAGGAGTATTTAGTTGAAGGTAAGCCGATTAAGCATTATGCAGAGAAGTTTAATGTACCGTTATCTTCGTTAAATAAAAAGCTGGATAAATACTTTAAATTAAGAAAGAAATAAATATATTAGCAAACTAAACCAAACAAACTATGAAACGAATTTATCACCCTTATTGGCTTTGGGAAGACCATAAAGCTGGATTCTATGAAAACTGTTCAGGAGAAAACAAAGAATTATTAATCCTTAAAGGTATTGAAATGTTTAATTGTGAAATTAAAACAACAGAAAATATGTTAAGAGTTATTAATGAATGGCAATATTCTTGTGAACATAATTTAACAAATGAATCTTTAAATAAAATTGCTTATATCGGTCAAGGTGCGTGTTGTTTATATTCAAATATACCAAATAAAGTTACTATGGAAATTTGGAATAAACTTGAAAAAAATGTTCAAGATAGAAGCAATAAAATTGCAAATGATATTTTAAATATTTGGAAACAAAAACACGAACAAAATGCCTAAAATAAGATTAGATAAGAATGTATTTGATGCTTCAATAGAGCGTGTCAAATGGACTTTAGATAGATTTGAAAAAACTTATTTATCTTTTAGTGCTGGTAAAGATTCTACCGTAATGCTTCATTTAGTAATGGATGAAGTAAAAAAAAGAAATAAAAAAATAGGGTTACTTATAGTAGATTTAGAAGGACAGTATAAATTTACAATAGAACATTTAGAACATTGTATAGAAGAATATAAAGATTATATTGATTTGTACTGGGTTTGTTTACCTATTCATTTAAGAAATGCTGTTTCTGTTTATGAACCATTTTGGAAATGCTGGGATATTGAACAAAAAGAAAATTGGATAAGAGAACAACCAAGTAAGGGAATAACTGATTTAAATTATTTCCCATTTTTTAGAGATGGTATGGAATTTGAAGAATTTGTGCCTGAATTTGGAGAATGGTATTCTGAAGGTAAATTAACTGCTTGTTTAGTAGGCATTCGTTCTGATGAATCATTGAATAGATATAGAACAATAAGTTCAAAAACTAAAATAACTTTAGATAAAAAAGTTTATACTACAAAAGTTACAAATAGTGTATTTAATGTATATCCAATTTATGATTGGACTACTGAAGATATTTGGATTTATCATTCTAAAAATGAAAACAAAAGATTTAATCAACTTTATGAATTAATGTTTAAAGCTGGTGTATCTATACATCAACAAAGAATTTGCCAACCATATGGAGATGACCAAAGAAGGGGGTTGTGGTTATTTCATTTAATAGAACCTGAAACTTGGGCAAAAGTTGTTGCAAGGGTAAATGGAGCAAATTCAGGTGCATTATATATTAATGAAAGTGGTTCTATAACAGGTTATAATAAAATAACAAAACCTAAAAATCACACTTGGCAATCATTTGCAATGCTATTTTTAAATTCAATACCCGATGTTACAAAAGAACATTATTTAAACAAAATTTACACTTTTATAAAATGGTGGGAAGAAAGAGGTTATTTAGAAGGTATACCCGATGAAGCACCTTATATTTTAGAATCTGAAAAATTAGCACCAAGTTGGAGAAGAATATGTAAATCTTTATTAAGAAATGATTTTTGGTGTAAAGGGTTAGGATTTACTCAACACAAAACAGATGCTTATAAAAAGTATTTAGAATTAAAGAAAAAACAAAGAACCGAAAATAAATTTTTAACAAACTAAATTATGAAAAATACACTAATTAACCAGCAAAAAGAAATTATTAATAAAATTGTTGATTTAACAATTCAAGAAAAAGTAGATTTAATCAATGAAATTAAATTAATGTTACACGAAATATCTCCATTTAATACAGAGCCAGTAGATTGTGTTATATGGGTTAAAAATGATACTGTAATTGCAAATGATTATAACCCAAATTCAGTAGCACCACCTGAAATGGAATTATTAAGATTATCAATAGCAAACGATGGATATACTCAACCTATTGTTTCAATGGATAATAATAATGGAACAAGAGAAGTTATTGATGGATTTCATAGAAATAGAGTTGGTAAGGAATGTGAAGATATACAAAGTAGGGTTCACGGATATTTGCCAGTAGTTACTATTAGAGAATCTCAAAAAGGTCAAAATGATAGAGTTGCATCTACTATTAGACATAATAGGGCAAGAGGTAAACACAAAGTAGAATCTATGTCAGATATTGTAGTTGATTTAAAAAGAAGAAATTGGAGTGATGAAAAAATATCTAAAGAATTAGGTATGGATAGAGATGAAGTTTTAAGATTAACACAAATAAGCGGATTAACCGAAATGTTTGCAAATAAAGAATTTTCAATGGCTTGGATTCCTGAACAAGAAGATATTGAAGAAATAATTGATTAATTTTAGTTATATTTGCATATAATTTCATTTGAAGTCGAGAACAGATGAAATTACTAAATGGTTATCCAAATAACCTGAATCCTGCCAAATCTCGACCTGGTGGGATTCTTTTTTTTATATACTTATGAAGTATTATCTACACGATAGCAATTCGTTTAATGATGAGAAGGTAACTGAATTATTTATGGCTTATGGTTATGAAGGTTTGGGATTATTTTACACTGCATTAGAGAAGTTTGCTCAACAAGAAAAACCAATTAAAACTGCGGTGCTAAAAAAGCAATTAAACATCGGTAAAAAGTTGGAAAAATGCTGGTCATTTATGGAAAGTATTGGACTAATTTCATCAAACAATGGCGAAAGTTTCAACAAACAATTGCTAAAGTTTAGTGAAAACTACAAGATAAAAAAAGAAAAAAGCGCAGAACGATTAAAACAATGGCGTGAAAATCAGCAAGTTACAGAAAATGTAACGCGTTCAGAACTTGTACGAAACGCATCTAAAGTAAAGATAAGTAAAGTAAAGGAAAGTAAAGTAAAGGTATTACAAGTTATTAATCCTACTTTAGAAGATGTTATTCTTTATTTTAATGAGAATGGTTATTCAAGAGAAGCAGCTACAAAAGCATTTAATTATTATTCAAATTTAGGTTGGAAAAATAGCAAAGGTAACGAAGTTATTAATTGGAAAAATACAATGCTAAATAACTGGTTTAAAGATGAAAATAAGAAAAAAGTACAAGCACCTATCATACCTACATTTTACTACTAATGGAGCATAACAACGATTTTAAGTTTGACCTGGAGTTTGGAATTTTAGGCGAAAAACTATTAGCAGAAATATTTACTAATAAGAAAGTAGAAGTTAAAAGAGATAAAATAGCTGCTACTACTGGGAATTTAGCAATAGAATATGAATCAAGGGGTAAGCCTTCGGGAATATCAACTTCACAAGCTGAATGGTGGTGTTTTATTTTATCAGGCAAATTAGAAGATAAAATCATTATTATTATAGAATTAGAAAAATTAAAAGATATTTGTAGAATAGAATTTGTTGCTGGTAATATTAAATCTATGGGCGATAATAATACTTCTAAAGCAATCTTAATTCCAATTAAAAAACTAACTACCTACTAATGGATTTTATAAAACAATATAGCGACATCCAAGGCGAATTAAATTCTCTTTATGATACAGGATTAATTAAAGGCGAAACGGTTGGATTCTCTGAAGTAGATAAGCTAATATCCTTTAAAAAAGGTGCTACTTCTTACATTTACGGAACTCCAGCATCAGGTAAATCGGAATTTTGGTGGGAATGCCTTATAAACTTATCAAAATCTAAAGGCTGGAAACATTTAATCTTTAGTCCCGAAACGGGAACTCCAGCAGAAATATATGCAGAAATAATTCATAAATGGTTAGGTAAGCCATTTTTTGACTTGGATGGTAATAAGCTACAAAGACTTACTAAACAAGAAATGTATCGTTACGGATTAGAAGTTAGTCAATATTTTTACATAATGGATTTAGGAGTTAAAGATATTACTTTAGATGACTTCCACGAAGCAGTTGAGAAATACGGAGTTAAGTTTGATACGGTAACAACAGACCCTTTTAATGAAGTAAAGCACGATTTACACGGAGAGCAAAGGGATATGTATATGGCTCGGGTGTTAGGTAAAATAAGAATGTATGCAAGGGAATATAATTACCACCATACAATTATTATGCACATAGCAAGGGAAACAGGAGCAAAGGTTATTGATGATGCAACAGGAATTAAATATTACCCCCCAGCAGACCCACGATTTATAGATGGTGGCGAAACATCCTTTAGAAAGGGAGAGCAAATGATTTGCGTATGGAGACCTCCTTTTGGAGTTTCTAAAGATGGAAACCCTTATCAAGGCAATGAAGTAAAGATTATAGTTCAAAAGACTAAACCTAAAGGAGTAGGGGAAATAGGCGAGGCAACACTATTTTTTGATAAGTGGAAAAACTGCTATTATGAAGAAATAAACGGCATTAAGAGTTATGCTGGAAATTATGTTACATTTGAAAAACCAAAAATTTTACCTTTTTAATTATGAACCAAGAAATATTAATAATGTTTGTATTAACAATAATACAAAATGCAAGTTTTACTTTAGTTAGTAGAGCAAGAAATAGTAATAGTCTTTTATTTCATACAATTTCAAGTATAATTAGTAATGGGATATATTTACTTGTAATTCAGCAAGTAGTAACTAATTTTAAAAATTTACCAATTTTAATTACTTATTTAGTAGGTTCTGTTACTGGTTCTGTTTTAATGCACTATTTTAGTATGAAATATATTGAAAAATTTAAAATATTTAAAAAATGA